ATATGTGTGCGCCGCTGTTTTGAGCCATGTGTTGTAGTCTCAATCTCGCTGCGTTCCAGGTCTATCCTGCCTATCGCTGATACCGGTGCGATTATTTCGCCGGCAGTCACATCGTAGAAATACGATCCCTTTCCAATCATGGGGTATACCACTCCTGAATACCAAAATACGCTCCACAGAGACCGACCTGTTTCTCACCACGTTCCAGCATTGCTGAGAAATTGATTGCAAACTCGTGTGCCTCACCCTGGCTGGTGCTGATCTTGCCAAGGTATACCGGGTCGCTCATCGCAGTAATCGAGAGATACCGTGTTCCGTTGATCGGCCAATTCGCGATTCCGTCGAGAATGTTGCGAACATCCTCGATCTTGTTCCTGCCGGTCATGTAGTTAGGATTTCTCACCCGGATCTGTACCGACGGCCGATCCAAGATCTCTTCCGGCCCATAATCATGATACGGCGCCATGCCGCCGGTCTCGATGATTGTGGTCGAGGTTGATTTGTCTGGGATGAATCCCAGGAACAGATCTGTTCCGAGAGTGCCTATCCCTAGCGATGCCAGGTATTGGCAAAGGTCGTCGCCGATACTGGTCACAGCCTCACCTCGGACAGCAGTTTTTTGAGATATACTGCATATTCTCCTGCAAGTGCGTTGACTGCGTTCTCCAGGAACTTTGCCTCTCCGACGCGGTGCCTGATCTCCACTCGTTCATGGACTGCGACCGCGTAAGCATTTCCTTGAGGCCAATCGCCACCGAACTTCTCATATCCCACTACCTGGGTATATTCGGCACCGTCTTTCATCGGTCCCTCATTAAACACGCGCGACCTCAATTCCCCGGTATCTACAGGAACCCTCCGTGTAGATTCTGATTCAACAAGACCTCCAAACTTTCGCAGACCGTCAGCAACTGCGTCGGTCATGTTCTTATCATAGATCTTGAGATTCGCAATCAGTGTCTCAGTACCCAGGATCTTTACAGTCTTTGTCACCCCATGCTCCTGCTGAATACAGTCTGGATTCCGGGCGCGTCTTCGCCGCCATCAACAATCTCATCCATGTCAACGCGGCGCACAAACTGGTTGGCGTGATAGAACACATAATCGGTGCCATCAACAAAGTACCGATCTGCATCTAACTGTTCAACGCCTGCGGCCGTCCTGATTTCAATGATTTGGTTTACCATAGTGATACATCCCGTTCCTTGTATATATCTATATCATCTGTTCGAAATAATTTTGTAGCGTGCCAATAGATCGCTGCAATGCGCTTAGAGCTTCGAGAGTTGTGTCGAGGCATCCTAAAGTGTCGTCAATAGCAAACAAAGCGTTATGCAGATCCTGTTCACATAACCCCATTCAATACCCTCCATAAAACTTCTCAGTTCCCATAACCAGAAACGGATGTTTCTGCTGGATGCTCTGGTTTAGACCATATGAGTCTGCATGAATAGAGTATCCCATCCACGACATAATCGAGCCTCGCGGGTCACGGGGGTAAGTGCCAGCTTCGATCTGCTGTAAACGGTCATAAACCCGATGAATGTTTCGGTTACGGACCCGAACGTGGTCTGGATACGTAACGTACCCTAACCAATCAATACCATGCCTTGCCGGTGCAACAATCTGTTTGCGAGGATGGAGATGAAGATGCAGCCCGGTAAGATAACCCTCGATTGCAGATTTCCAGTCCCACAATTGAGCCTTAGATTCGTTCAATATCACAATATCATCCATATACCGTAGATAATGCCTGCATTTTAGAGTATGTTTTGCATAATAGTCAAGATCATTGAGATAAATATTTGCAAATAGTTGGCTGGTCAAATTGCCCAGAGGTATACCTACTCCTGGTCTATCACAGTAACTACCCAAGATTTTTTGGATTAATGAGAGCACGTCTCTATCAGCAATTTTGCGTCGGATTATGTTCATTAGGATCTCGTGATCAATACTGGCAAAATATGATTTGATATCCACCTGTAGGTAGTATGGGGGGTCCCGGTAATTGTGAATAAACTGTTGAAGACGTGCAACGCCTGCATGTGTGCCCTTGCCTCGTTGACAAGCAAAACTACCCTCAACAAACCCTCGCCTGAATAACCCGTAGATCACATCATAAAGTGCTCGATGGACAATGCGGTCCTCAAAGGCAGGGGCATTAATGAGCCGGCGCTTGGGATCATTGACATAGAAGCAGGTGTATCCCTTGGGAGTCCACTCCTGTGACCGCAACTCCTCCGCCAAGGAATCTAGATGCTCATGAAGGTGCGCCTCAAACTCGATGACGTACGGTTTATCCCCTTTTCCCCGGCGGCACTGAACATAAGCACTAAAGAGGTTGGTAGGGGTGTAGATCAGTGGGTAAAGGTTGTTGTAAGTTTTCATGGTACACCGTCTGGATAGATGCGGTGGAACAGTCGGTCAGAATTGACCTACCAGCTCCACATCATCAGTTTGGTTTTTCGCCGAAGCGGCGGGACTCGGGCCCTGTACCGTCAATCGGTGGCGGGGCAACCGTAATCACTCCCGCCCGCGCCGTTGAAGGTATTGCGCCACGGAACCCGATGTTGTTGTTCGTGTTCGTGGGGACATTGTTCAGATTCACAGCCCACACACCGTTGTTGAGGCCATTGTTCCAATTCCCGCCCCGTAGAGCAGCAAGGGGGTTCAGACCCGGCCCGCAGTGTCAGATAGCTTATTAAGCCATCTTCATCCACCCCCCGTTCATACGACCAATTTCATCGATCTGGAGCCGCATCCCATCTCGTAGGTCTGGAGTTATGTACTTGAGATCTGCTGCCAGATCAACCATCAACCAAATTTGTTGTAGGTCAACATCGATGGTCTCGTGCAACAACCGACTATGCGATTCGTTAACTGAGGCAATCGTCTTTAGCAGGTCTAGCGTGATTTGTCGCAGCTCAGAAGCCAGGCCTCCATACTGCTGTGGCCTTGGAAAACGGTCCGTCGCCGGGAAGACGACAACCGCCAGGTCCCGTGCCTTCTGGTAGATTTTCAGATTGATAAGATCAGATGTCAGAGTGCCAGACCTCCAGATGCTCAGAATGCGCCACGGAACCCGACGCCGCTCGTGTACGTGGGGACACGGTACAGAATCACAGCCCACACACCGCCGCTGAGGCCATCGGCCCAAGCCCCGCCCCGTAGAGCAGCATAGGTATTGGTGGCAAGGTTGAACCAATACCCATCATAATCAAACTCTGGGGCTCCTCCCGAGCTCTGACCGGTTGGTAAACTGATATCCGGATTCAGTGAGAGTCCGTCAGGTGTCGGTGCGCTAGCACTATACATCGCTGTGATCCGTTGTCCAGAAGTCCCTGGAGGGGTTACCACAGTGTTCTCCCCTGGGAACCCAGGACTGATCTTCATACTGCTCCCATCTGTAAACACCTGTTGGAATGTCCACTCCCAAACATTCCCGTTCAGATCCCAGACCCCATCCGCGCGACCGTTCAATGACCATGATAGAGGCCCGCTGCCTGTGAGACACCGCGATTTATCATGAGTTGCATCGCCAGGACGCACTGGGTCGGTGAAGCCTTCATACTCAATCGCGCGCGTATCTCCGATATCCTTGCCCCAATCGTTGTTGCCTTTTGGATACCCGAGCCCATGCTGATACCGGAATGTGGTTGCCCATGCTGCCATAGAGAACCATTCATATGGTGTGACCATGTGGTGGCCGATGATGGCGTATGTCTCATTGCCTGAAATGTCTGCTGGAAGGTCCGGGTATATACGAACATATTTTGCTTCATCATTCTTGCCGGTCTGAATGATTCTGCAATAATATGTTACCCCATTTTGAACGATCTCGATATGCCTACCGACCAGATGGGCGATGTTAGAGACCAGGAATTCAGATTTTGGATAATCCCCTGCAATAGTAGTGCAAGTCCCGGTTGCTTTATTTGCAGCACCGCCTCGGTTCTCTATCGCGATTTTCGCATGATTCCAATCGATATCAGTCCACGGCACTACATGAGGTTTGCACGCTGCACCAACTCCTGCGCCGGGGTTGTTAGGTTCTAATCCGCCGCGTGAGTTAGAGGTCGCTGCAGGCTGGCATGCCTGATACTTGTCAACCCAGAACCCGCCGCAGAGGATGTTGTTGAGACTTGGATCTGTGAATCCCGCAGTCTTGAAAAACGGAATCCAGACCTGGTGGATCTCGAGTTGGTTGCCGGTTGTATCCTGGGTCATGAGCACACGGTTAGGCAGAACTGGCAGGATCGGATGATTGGTAGCGGCGCTGTACCCCCCCCAACCTGTCGGGCCACTTACAAGAACATTGCCAGTAGCGTCACCAGAAATACCTGTGATATCAACACTATACGTTGCGCCAGTGCCCCACATTGGCCTGAAATCGATCTGGTTTGCAGCCACTGCGTAACCTACCGGCCGGATCTTGTTTGATCCGCCAGGCACGGTCTGTGTCAGGCCGCCGGCCGTGGTCGGGGAGACGTAGACGAGCCCCCCAACCGTCCACGACCACCCGGTTTTCTCAACAATGCCCTGGGCAAG